AGCCGCGCGAACCTCAGCGGCGCGTACCTCAGCGGCGCGTACCTCAGCGGCGAAAAGATCAAGCGCATTCTCGCCAGCGTCCAGCGCGTCAGCGACGGTTACACGTTCAACCTGTTCGACATGGAAGCTGGCCCGCCAAAGATCGTCGCGGGCTGTCGCTTCCTGACCTGCGCAGACTACGCTGCGCACGTTGCGAAGGAATACCCCGAGACGCCCAAGGCGCGCGAGACGCTGCGCATCCTGGACTATTTCGATGAGGTTGTTGCGGCTGAAGTGAAGATCGACGAGCGAGAAACGGCAGGTGCAGCATGACCCGCCTCCGCACCCGCCGTTTCTACCGCGAGAACGAAGACTGCGTGATCGTCAGCTACACGCAGTCTCCATTCATCCCCGCGCGCACCTATGGCCGTCCCGAGGATTGTTACCCGGCTGAGGGCGGCGAGGTCGAGGTTATCCGCGTGATGCTGGCGAGCGGCCATCCCACAGTCATGTCTGACGCTGAAGAAGACCAGTGGATCACCGACATCATGGAGAACCCGGACGAAGACGACGCGCCGGATGCGGATGATCTGCGTGACGCGGCTCGTGATCGGGAGATTGGCCAGTGAGCGCGACACCGGAACAGATTGCGGAGAGGCTGGAGGCGCTGTTCGGCGGCATGTGGCTGTCGCCGCTTCACCCGCACGACACAGCCACATGCCGCGCCGCCGCCTCCCTCATCCGCGCACAGTCAGAGCGCGAGAGGGTGCTGGTGGAGGCGCTGCGTGGGCTCCTTTCGCAAACGCGATCCAATCAAGCGCCGAACGGTCAGAAGGCCGTTCAGGCTGCACGCGCCGCGATCCACGGTGAAACGCCATGATCGCCGCCCTGCTCGACTGGCTCACGCCCAGACACCCGATTGATCTGCATGAAGAGGAACCGTTCTGATGAGCGACAATCATCAAGCCGTCTATGATGCTGTTCGGAGCCGCTTCTCAAGCTGTGATCCGCAGGCGGCGGTTTACGAAGCCGCGAATGTGCAACTGGGCGGGTTCAGCTTTCTTCCCCAGCACATCCAACAGGAAGTCTATCGCGTTTCTGGGGAGATGACGAGGCCGAGCGTTCTGTTGAAGCCGCTTCTAGAGGCGGATGGCACAATGTGGTGCGCGTCCTACGGATCCGATCCGATGAGCGGCGTTTTCGCTTTCGGTGAAACGCCAGACGCTGCCATGCGCGCATTCGATGAAGCATGGGCGAATGGCAAGACGCCCGCCGCAATGCTCAAAGCCAAAGCCACAGGAGCCCCGCAATGATCCGCGAAGCCATCGCCCTCACGCGTCCCGCCTTTGCGCTCACCATTCACCTGTCGCGCTCTGCCGAAGTCTATGCGTACCGCATCAACACGGCCCGCAGCGATGCCAAGCCTTATGCGCTGATGGAAGCCGCTGCGATTGAGCGGATGCATGGCCGCGCGAAACCGGGAGGCAAAGTTGCCTGACCGTACAGGAAGCCCAACAATTTCCCTTCGTGACGTATTCGGATCGAAGCGTCTGCAAGACCGGTTGCTTTCCCGCTCCGTGCGCAATCCATCTACCGGCTGCGTTGAGTGGCAGGGCTGTACTAGCGTGAACGGCTACGGAGCGCTTGGCGTTGGTAATAAGCGCGTGGTTCAAGCCCACCGCGCTGCGTATGCGGCATTCAAGGGCGAATTTGATGAAAGCCTTTTCGTCCTGCATCGCTGCGACAACAGGAGATGCATAAACCACGAACACTTGTTTGTCGGCACACGTCAAGACAACATGGACGACATGGTCGCCAAGGGGCGAAAAGCTCCTACAGGCGACAAGCTTTCGCCGGATCAGGTTTTAACAATCATTGAGCGGCTTAGCAGCGGAGAGAAGAACTCCGCGCTTGCGGCAGAGTATGGCGTTCACCGCACAACCATTTCTCATATCCGCCGTGGAAAAGCATGGGGCCGCAAAATTCCGCGCGATCCTCTCTCTGATGCCAGGAGGCGCGCATGAGCAACGTGATCCCCCTCCGCGCCAACGCCACGCCCCACACGCAGCCCGACAGCTTGCGCGCAGACTGCGAGCGCCTGATGCGCAGGCTTGTGCGGGAGGGCCTCACGCCGGTCGAGGACATGCGGGCGCTGGCGGACTTTCTGGACTACGTGATCGTCATGTCGGAGGGGCGCAAGTGATCGCCGACATGCTGCTGCATCCGATCGCCCTAGCCCTGGTCGCAGTCGTCGCCGTGATGGTCGTGCTCCTTGGCGTGGTCAGGTGGCAGGATCGTAGAATTAGCTCAGAGAGCTTTAGGAGGAAGTGATGGCCAATGAAGTTGTGAAGATTGAGCACGCGCTACCTGCGCCGCGCCGCTCGTTCGATGAAATCATGCGCATGGCCGAGACGATTGCGAAGTCGCGCCTGTTCGGCGTCACGCAGGTCGATCAGGTCGTCGCGCTGATGCTGATGGCCGAAGCAGAGGGACGCCACGTCGCAAGCGCAATGCAGGACTACAGCGTCATTCAGGGCAAGCCCAGCCTCAAAGCCGAGGCGATGCTGGCGCGTTTCCAGCAGGCCGGCGGCAAGGTCAAGTGGACCTGCCTGACGGACGAGCGCGTCTCTGCGGTGTTTTCACATGCGCAATGCGAGCCGGTCGAGATCGATTGGGACATGGACCGCGCTAAGCGCGCCCAGCTTACCAATCCGATGTGGAAGAAATACCCGCGCCAGATGCTACGCGCCCGCGTCATCTCGGAAGGCGTCCGCACGGCTTACCCCGGCGCCCTTGGTGGCATGTACGCGCCCGAAGAAGTGATTGATTTCGAACCCGCACGCACCCCCCCACCGGCCCAAGCGCGCGGGCAACTGGCGGCTCCCGATGAAGCGCAACAGGCTGAAGCACATCGGGAGCCGCCCCCTTCTGAACTCGACGGCGAGGAAGTCGATCAGACGACACAGCCCGAGTGGCCGATCCTTGAGGCGGAGATGGAAGCCTACAGCACACGCGAGGATCTGAAAGCGTGGTGGACGAGCCCGGAAAACAAAGCGCTGAAGGAACGCAAGCCGCATCTCATGAGGGCGTTCTATCGCATCCCGTTTGCGCAGCGCTGGCAGGAGTTGGGCGAAACGCAGGTGTGGGAAGATGAAGCCGGGGCGCGGGGCTGATGGGTCGAGCGCTTCTGGTCTTGCACAACGACACAATGCGCGCCAAGGCAATCGACTGGATACGTCGAGCGCCACCAGAAACGCGCGTCACGTTTCAGGGGCCGAAGCGCACGCTTCCGCAAAACGATCGCATGTGGGCAATGCTGACAGAGCTTTCCACGCAGCTATTATGGCACGGGCAGCGCCTGTCTACCGAGGATTGGAAGCAGGTAATGCTCGCATCGCTGAAGCAGGAAATGCGCATTGTGCCGAACATTCACGGCGACGGCTTCGTCCAGCTTGGCCGGTCATCGTCCGATCTGTCCAAGGAAGAAATGGGCGACCTGATGACGATTATCGAAGCCTTCGCGGCGCGCTATGGCGTGAAGATGAAGGAGCCAGCCGATGCCTGACACGCTCCCGCAACCTGAGCGCAGAAAGCCCCTCACGCGCATTCAATTCGCAACGCTTATCCTCGCTCAAGAAGGGCGCTGCGGATGCGGATGTGGTAAGAAGCTACAGGCGGATCGGATCATTGACGAGCATGTCCAGGCGCTCGACTTTCTCGGCTCCAACGATCTAGGCAACCGCTCGCTTTGGGACGTCGATTGCAGCAAGGCCAAGACGGCTGGCGATCTGAAAGCTGCGGCCAAAGGCAAGCGCATTCGCGGCCTCACTGGCCAGCGTGCCCGGCGAGCCAAGCGCGGAGGCTCCAGCATCAAGAGCGGGGCCAAGCTTCAGTCGCGCGGGTTTGATCGGACTAAGACCAAGGGCTTTGATGGGAAGGTGAGGGACAGGGTATGAGCCTAGCAGACGAGCTTGAACGGCTGGGGAATGCGACGGAAAGCGGCGACTGGTACGCCGACAGCCTAGGCTACATCCCGAGCGCAGGCGTCACTGACGTGCATTCTGGCGACAGGCGTGGTGCGGAGTTCATGCCGAAGGCAGACGCCGCCCTGATCGTCGCCCTGCGGAACAACCTCCCCGCCATCATTGAAGCACTCCGCGCGCAGGAGTGGCGCGACATCGAGACTGCGCCGAGGGATGAAGTGCTGCTATACTTCCCAAAGATCGTCACGGGAGCGCATCGTCAAAGCTTCCTGCCAGAAATGTACCGCATTGGTCGCGCAAGCGATACGCCGAACCGTCGCCCAACCCACTGGCGCCCGCTGCCCGCAAGCCCGAGGGGAGAGCCGCTATGATCAACTTTGCTATCGTGTTTCTTGGAATGATGATTGCGATGATAGGCGTGCTTGTGCCGCTTTCACCGCCACCAGAGACGGAAAACGAACGCACCGCCCGTGCAGTGCGCGCCTTCTTCAAGGGATACACGGACTCGCATCAGGTTTCCTACATTGCGCCGAAGGCTGACGGCGAATGGGAGTTCCACGTGCGATCGCTCGACAACAGAGGCGACGCTTACGTGGCCGTTCCTGTTCGGCTTCTCATGCAGCTTTCGAAGGAAACAGGACAGCCAGAGCCGTGGACCAGGATTGCTGTCGATGCCGTTCAACCGACTGTCACCGAAAAGGAACCCGCCCAGTGACACACTCTGATGAACTGGTGGAGCGCGGGCAGACGCCATCTCCGTGGCCCGCAAAAGTGCAGCTAGGCGCTCATGTGTTCCAGAACTCGTATGATGACGGTTCGTACTATTGCTACGAACTTCGTGCATCCATCAAGTTCGCGGACCCCGCCGCCCTATCCGCCCTTCCCTCTCACGAGTTGCTGCGGGAGGCGCTGGAGGCTCTGACGCCATTCTGCGGTTTTGGAGATGATAGCGCATTTATTCGCGGGATTGATGAGGGTCCGCCGCCCGATCACGTGAGCCTTGATGGCTTTTTTTCGCCGCGAAACGTTTTGCCGTTTCCGACATTTGGCGACCTCCGCCGCGCCCGCGCCACCGCTGAGAAACTCCGCGCTGAGTTGGGGGTGGGGTGATGGCTGACGACATTCGGAAGGGCGCGTTTATCAGCGAGTGCAGCCAGTATCGGTATTGGTTGACGAGAGAATGGGGAGAGGGCGGCAACCTCTTGGCTTTCGTAATGCTGAACCCATCAACAGCAGACGCGAACATTGATGACCCAACTATAAGGCGCTGCATCGGGTTCGCCAAGCGCGAGGGCCGCAGCGGCATCGTCGTGGTCAATCTCTTTGCTGGTCGCGCAACCGACCCAGACGAGATGTTCAAGATGCGTGAGCCAGTCGGCCCCGATAACTACAACCAGTGGATGAGTTGGCTTCGGCACGAACGAACGAAAGTGGTTTGTGCGTGGGGCGCGGATTCTCGTGCGCGGCATCAGGCGAGCGCCTTTCGCAAATTCGCCCACGGACATCAGGTGGATTTGTGGCATCTCGGACGCAGCAAGGACGGATCGCCCCGCCATCCCCTCTACCTGCGCAATGACGCGCCGTTGCAACGGTATGCCCTATGACCACTCACACAGGACCAGCCATGACCACTGAATTTGAGAAAGCCGTACTCGCCCAAAGCCTGACAACACCAACAGGCGTAACGTCGCCAACCTGTTGCGGAAGCGCGATGGACGATGATGGCGGCTGCTCTGAAGGGTGCTGCGATGATTTCAAATGCAAGACGTGTGGCAAGTCGCTTCGCGTCGAATGGCCAGATTGAGGACCAGCCATGACCACGCCGACGACAGACGAGCTTGTGATATGGTTGCGCAACATGGCCATAGGCTTGCGGGCAAGCGGCGAGCCGACGCACGACAACGATAAGGGCTTCGACTTTGCCGCCTCCCGCATCACCGAGTTGCAGGATGAAGTGGTGAGGCTGAGAGGGGCTATTGAGCCGTACTGGTGGGAATGGTTTGGCCGCCGCGAACACGAACACACGGCAGACAACGCGCGCGAGTTTGCCGAATTGCTTCGACGTGTCCGCGCCGCGCTTGACCAGCAGGGGGACCGGGGATGAGCCTAGCAGACGAGCTTGAACGGCTGGGTAAGGACGCCCCCACGAAAATCGTGCAGGGCTTCGCATGGCGCTATCGCGGCATGAAGAATAAGCAGTCCGATGTGTTCGCTCAAGGCATCGGGAAAACCGCAACCTTCGTGAACGAAGAAGACGCGCGCCTTTACGGCCACGTTATCAACAACCTCCCCGCCATCATTGAAGCACTCCGCGCGCAGGAGTGGCAGCCGATTGAGACTGCGCCGAGGGATGGGACGCGCTTCATTCTGGCGTCAACTGTCGTCCACGAGCAGCCCGTCGTCTGGCATTTCAACGCCGCTCGGAATGCTTGGGTCAATGATCGGGGCCATTACCGCCCCGCAGACGACATGGACCCAGAAGTTGCTCCTGTATGGCGCCCTCTGCCGAACCCGCCCGCGCAGGAGCAAAAGCCATGAGCGACGCCAGCGAAAACGACGCACGCGGAATGATCATGCGGTTCTCGCCAGAGGCGCCGCTTATGGTCTTGCCGGCAGTCTACCGCGACCTGCTCAAAACGAGGCTCCTTGATGAGCCAGAACTTGCGGCCCGCGTGCGCGTCATCCAGCCTATTCCCGTGGAGCCGAGAAAGCCGTGATCGACAGCGAACCGTTCGACGAACTTGCCTTCCTCCGCAGCGAGGTCAAGTACAACGAGGCGCGAACGGAAGCGCTGCGGGCTTACGCCTACCGCATTGAGCCGGTTTGTCGGAACTGCATCCACGCGGGGCCGCTGACCTATACGGGGAACCATCCGTATAGGAACGATTGGGCTTCGTGCCGCGAAGGGCCACCGATAGCCGGCCCACCCGACAAGCTGGGTGCTTGGAATTTGCACACGACAAGCAACCCGGCCCGCTGGCCTGCGGTTCATCACGCAGACACATGCGGCCGGTTCAAGCTTCGCCCGCTTTTGAGCAAGGCTCCTGATGTGTCAGTTTCGTACAGCGAAACGTGGGCATTTCAGGACAGCCCTACACCCGCCCCATCACCACCCCCACCCAAAGAACCAGGATGAAGCCAGTGACAGCGAGCAGTAGCCCAGTATTATACTTCACGTACCCGCCAGAAATCGGAGGCTAACACGCCCCAACAGCCCCGGCCGCCCAGCTCTAGCCGAGCGGGCCGGGGGAGAGGAGAGGGTTAGATCCGAGGACGTGCTGGCCAAACGAGATGCCAGACGAGCAGCCAGACAGCGTACAGGCTCAGCGCGTCCATGATGACGCCGAGGTCGAAGCGGCCGGCAACCAGGTCATCGAACGGGTCAAGGCCAATGAGGCGCACGCCGACCAGCCACGTCACCAGCGCAACATAGAAGAAGCGTCGGATGTTCATCCAGTTCACCTTGCCGCCAGCGGCGGTGATCTCTAGCCCCAGAATGTTCACGTCGTAGTCTCCTTCTATTGCCGACATGCGGCGTTGATCGCCGCAAAGCGGCAGGGTAAACTTTTTTGATGACCGACGATGAAAGAATTGCGGCGCTAGAGCGCTTGCTTAGCAAGCGGATCAACGAGGTCTGGGCGGAGCATATGGCCTTGCGAATTGCGAAGGCCGAGGCGATCGCGAGTATCGTTCCTGCGCCACGCCGTCCTACACTTTACAACCAAAGGCGCGCCACGAAGCGGCCTCGCGGTTAGCGTAGTTCAAGAGCGGAACAACTTGCTCCTCCACATCCGTCAGCACGTCAGGCTTCAGCGCAGCGCACGCATCAGCGAGAGCCGCTTCCACTGCCTGTCGCGCGAGGGCGGAGGATGACTTCGGCGTTGGCGGGGTAGCGCTCGCGCAACTCATCAGCACTGGAAACATCGCTAACGGCATCAGGCGCAGCAAGCGCGCGGTCTTTCGCATCTTCGGTTTCCTGTTCGATCTGGTTGACTGTGTTGACGAGCTTTTCGCGTTCCTTGGCTTCGCGTGCGGCCTGCTTCTCGCGCTCTCGCTTGCGGACGTCATTGTCCCGCCACGCCAAGTAGAAGCCGAGCGTTGCCAGAACGAGAACGGCAAAGATGAGCCATTGCGCCCAGCGGTTCTTGGCGACGAAATCAAAAAGACCGAACAGCAGGGCTTGCATTTCATCTCATTCATTTGCGAAAGTGCAGCAACACAACGTATACTGATGACATGAAAACACAATGCTCTTTAGACGGCTGCGATGGTTACGCTAAGGGCTCTGGCCTGTGCGAAAGTCATCTTTGGCGATTGAAGAAACACGGTGAGGCATTTGACCGCTCACCCATTCGTCGCTTCCTGCCTAGGGGCACGAACTGCAAGCTTGACGGATGCGACAACAAGACGAGAGACGCCCGGACTGGCCTTTGCAGCGGACACCGCGACAGACTTCGGCGCCACGGTCCGGGCTTTGACAAATCTCCAATTCACACACGTGATGAAAGTGGCGAGCAGATCATCGCCCGCGCCCTTGAGGAAGCGGTTCGCGATCAGTGCTGGGAGTGGCCCCTGAGTAGGAACCCCAGCGGGTATGGCTGGTTCAGCGTAGACAAAAAGACGGTCCAGGTTCACCGGGAAGTTTGCCGCCGCGCTCACGGCGAGCCGCCGACCCCCGATCACTTTGCGTGCCATAGCTGCGACAACCCGCCGTGCATCAACAAACACCATCTTCGATGGGACACCCACCAAGGCAACATTGATGACCGATCCAAGCGTGACCGTGCCTCACGCGGCAGTCGCCACTACAAAGCCAAGCTAGACGACGACAAAGTGCGGACGATCATTTCCCGTCTGCGCGCCGGGGAGTGCGAGCACGCTCTCGCCGCCGAGTATGGCGTAACTCACGGCAGCATTTGGTTCATTGCCAATGGCCGAACTTGGAAGCATCTGCAACGCGAGCCCTCCGCAGATTGCAAACAGGATGAAACCGTATAGGCCCTGGGTCGCGGATCGCTCGCCCCGTTTCCTTTTCCATGTGCCGTAGCTGGCGATAACATAGCCAACGAGCGCAACGCCGCCTGCACAAAACGCCATCAGGATGATGTTGCTCAGCACAGGATCGCCCTGCACCACTTGCGCGCCGCCTTGAATTGTGGACCCGAACACGCCGAGGGAGCCGAGGCGGATTGTTGCAATCCCTATCTGCTGGATCACATACCCCTTGGCCCGATCGCTTTCCTCCAGCGGCTTCAGGCCAGCTTGCGGGTCAATCTTGTAGGGCACATCGGTCGGCGCAACCGTGTTCGGGCTTTTGGTCTTCGTGCCGACTGGCGCGGGAATGACGGCAGGAACAGTCGCCGGCGGCGATGGCTGGGGAGCTGGGGGTTTCGCCGCCGACGCTGTTGGCGGTGACGCCCGAGGGACTTCGGACGCCACCGCCGCGCCCGACGCCGGAGACGCAGCGGCGGGCTTCTCGATTGTAGCGCCAGCGGCAGGGGACTTGGCAGGGCTCTGCCGCTGGGCCACCTCTACCGCAACGGCACGCGGCGAAGGTTCGGGTTGTGTCAGGACAAGCTCGTCATCCGTCACCGCCAGCGGGTAACGCTGGGCCACGACGAGCACATCCTTGAATGGCGTTTTGAACAGCACGCGGTCTGTGCCGATGTCGTTTGGCGGGCGCTCACGAACCAGGGCGACGGCATCGTCAGAGCAAGCGACTTCGAAGTCATAGCCCATGAAGACGACAGCTTCGGCATAGCGCCTGCGGAGCAATCCGCGCAACGCCTGCTTGTGCTTGCCAAGCGTAGCGTACAGCCACATGCCGAACGCATCGGCTGCGTCATCGAAGCGGCGCGCGTTGACATGGCGCAGGACGCTTGACCGCTCCATGTTCGTTGGGCCGATATTGTAGCAGAGGCTGACGAGCGCTGAGAACTGGTTGCTGTTGAGCGGGACCGTCACGAGCCGTTTGACGTGTTCTTCAAAGACCGTGAGCGCATGGCGGAACATGTCCAGCGCTTCGTCATAGCTGACCGTGTCGCCTTCCTTGACGGGCAAGCCATCAGGGAAAAACGTCACGCCATACGACAATTCCCATGCCCCGCCTTCGCAGAGCCGGGCCGTTAGTCGTGGCGAGCCTTCGAATGACGTGATGAGCCGGAGCCCATGCGCGTTGATCTTGTGGTGAATGTTCATTGCGAACTTTTCCCGATGCCCCTAAGTTCGGAACGGTGTGAGGAGCGTTTCAGCCGCCCGCTCACACCTGACCACTGACGCCTTTGTGGAGGCCCCCATGGCTACTTCCCGAGTATGTTCAATTCCCGATTGCGGCAAGCCGCATCGTGCGCACGGATGGTGTGTGCTTCACTATAAGCGATGGCTTCGTCACGGTGATCCGTGTGCAGGGCGTGTTTTGCGAGGCATCAACACCGGTACTTGCACCATCCCCGACTGCGGCAAGAAGTTTTCCAAGCGAGGATGGTGCGCCGCTCACTACCAGCGCTGGCGAACTCACGGTGATCCGCTTGCCGGTGGACGCGCAATGCCCAGAAAGGGTGCCGTGCAGGCTTTTCTAAATGACCCTCTCAGCAGGGAACCAAGCGACGTTTGCGTGCGCTGGCCTTTTGGCGACGATAGGGTCCACGGCACTGTCTGGCTCGATGGTCGAACGCATATAGCAACGCGCATAGTATGCGAAAGAGCGCACGGAAAACCGCCAACGGCAAAACATCACGCGGCCCACTCTTGCGGCAAGGGCCATGAGCGCTGTGTCAATCCAAGTCATTTGCGATGGGCGACAGCCGCCGAAAACATCGCTGACAAGTTTGTTCACGGGACAGTGGCCCGAGGCAGCCGCCACGGTATGGCTAAACTGACTCCAACTCAGGTTTTAGAAATCCTTGAACAAGTAAGAAGCGGCGCAAATGCTCGCTTGCTTGCGAAGCAATACAATGTCTCACGCTACGCCGTTTATGCCATCAAGAACGGACACAGTTGGAATTGCGTGACGGGAATCACTCCGAAACACCAAACTTAACGCCGCCAACTGATCCGTACGGGTTCCCCCTTTCATCAAGTCCGACCGTAAACGCCACGCGCGCCGTGCGCGGATCGGCGCGATCAATCGGCACATCGATTGCGTGGAGAAGGTCGCACGCAGCGGCCCTGTCATGGTCGCCTGTCACGATGCGAACGGGGAGGATGTTCTGACCAGCCTCGCGATTCGTCAGCACGAAGGCTTCGATCTTTTCCGAGGGGTATGGGCAACCTCTCGGAATGACCACGGACGCGACGCCTTCGACCTTGTCATAGACTTCGACGGCAACCGAATAACTCAGAATATCGTGGATTTTCAGATCGGACTTCCGCCCCTCCAGCACGGCCGCACGGATTGCAGCGCCGAGCACCACGGCCACTTCCGGGTCGATGTCCGTCTTTGGGTTCTGCCCGAACACCTGCGCTGCAAGGGCTTGGACAGCGGGCATCCTGGTACCGCCGCCGACGAGGACCACGTCATTCAGATCCCGCACGGAAAACTTGGGGTCTTTGCGCTGAACCTCGGCAATGGCGATGGTGCAAGCCTGACGCATACGCGCGAGGATTTCCTTGCTCAGATGTTCGAGCATCGGTCGGTCGATTGCGTGGTCCATGTGCAAGACCTCGCCGCCCGGCGTGCGGTCAAAATCCTTGATGCGGAAATCCGTTTTCTGTTTCCGGCTGAGGCGCTTCTTTGCCTCTTCAGCCTCTTGCAGAACCAGCGTCATGGCCGTGTCGTCTACGGCAAGGTCAACGCTGCGTTCCTTGGCCCATTCGTTGACGATGTAGCGGCCAAGCATGGAGTCCACATCCGACCCGCCCGTGATGCTGGACCCGCCCGTCCCAAGCACAGTGACAAGCCCCGAGCCAGTCTGGATGATTGAAACGTCCGTGGTCCCGCCGCCGACATCGAGCACAGCAATACGCCGCGTGCGCTTGAAGTCGTAGCCATAGGCCAGCGCCGCTGCCGTAGGCTCGTCCATCAGGTCCACATAGGCGAGGCCCGCCATCATGCCGGCGTCGGTGACGGCCTTGCGCTGCGACGGGGTAAACGTCGCGGGCACGCAGATCACCGCCGCGTCTGGCCGCTCGCCGTTGAACTTGGCCTCGGCCGCATCAAGCAGCTTGCCGATCACCATGGCGCAAAGTTCGGTCGGGCTGTATGTGTGTGTATCAGGCCCCTGATAGTGTAGCGTCCCGTCAAGAGCTCCAACCGTCTGGTATCCGGTTTCTTCGTCCGCATGCCACATGGCCGCGAGCTGGCGCTTGAACAGGCGGAAGCTCCAGTCCCGATACCGCTTGCCCGCCTCGATGCCATCCAGGCCGACGAACACCTGACTGTCGCCGGGTCCGACTGCGTCATTGGGAACGATGGTCACAACGGACGGCATGAGCGGAGAGCCGTCTATGCTGATGACTTCCGGCCCGCGCGGGGTCCAGTGCGAAATGCTGCTGTTGGTCGATCCGAGGTCGATTCCGACGACTTTGCGGAGTTTCATTGTGCGGCAACCTTGATTTGATCAGCGCCAATTGTAGTTGTCGGGCCAATGACAAGCAGGCGTTCGGTTTTCGCGGCGCGGCGTTCGTGCTGGGCGGCAAGTCCACCCTGACGGGCTGCGCGCTGCTGGTCGGTCATCTCGGGGACCGGATCGACCAGAACGATGGGTTCGGGTTCGAGTTCGGGTACCTGAATTGCTGGCAATTCGGGTAGGGGATTTAAATCACCCCCCCCATTTGCGCTAATAGGGGGGGTGATTACGGGAGGCGGGGGAGGCTCATCCGCTACAGGCGGGGGCTGGGGGGCGTAGGCCGCAACCACGGCGTTCGTCTCTGCGACGATTTTCGCCCGTTCCTGCTGGTGACGCAGCGCGGCAAGCTCGTCCGTCCACTCCCGATCGCGCTTGGCGTCGTTGGCGCTGATGTCGGTGATAAGCGCCCAGAGGGACAGCGAGCGGGCGCCCTCCAGTACGCAGAGCATGATGATAAGCCAGAGCCATGCCCAAAAGGCTTGGGACGCCATGTCGGCCTGTTCGATCTGCAACAGGCGCTTGTCGGTTGTCGCCTGCTGGACGGGGCTGGCCTGACCGGCCATGAGCCCGTCTTCCCGCGCCTTGAGGGTCGTAAGCTCCGCCTGGATTGCCTCGCCGCGCGCGCGCATGGCGCTTTCGGTCTTGTCCCTACGAAGCCCGTCCACGCGACCAAAGTAGAGCCCTTGGGCAAGCAGGAGGCTTTGAGCCTTGCTGATGCCCTCTGGCGACATGCTCGCCATGATCTGCTGTTCGGTCTTCAGTTCCGCGATCTGGACGCGCACGCGCTCAAGTTCCGCGCCGGTCCCGCTGATCGCCGCTTGCTGCGCCGTGCCCAGCGTTCCGGCTTCCTCGCCCGCAAGTTCCGCCTTGGCTGCAAGCGATGCAGAGCTTTCCGCAAACCGATCCGGCCAGACCACCTTCGCGCCGTTCTCGGCATTGTGGACGCCGACCGCTGCAAGGCCAAGAAAGATGAACGCACCCGCGACCTTGCGCCATTTCGTTGACGCGGTCAGCATACGGATGAAGGCGACGGTTGCCAGAAGCTCCGCGCCGAGAACGGCAAAGATCAGGCCGACCGTGGGAAGCGCAGACAGCCATGTCCAGTTGGCCGTTGCAACGATGCCCGTGACAGACAGCGACGCAAGGCCAAACGTGATGATGATGACCGCGAACAGCGCGAACTTGCGCGTTGCGTCGGCCTCGTTCTTGAATTCCAGGAACTTGTCGAGAAACTTGCCCATGCCCTGCCCCTTGTTGTGCGCTAACCGCGCGCCGTAGTCTCCCAGAACACAAACAGTGCGCCGACGATGCTGAGAACCGCTCCGAGAATCAGAAACAAGAATTGCTGCCGCGTCTTCTTGGCTTCGTTCGCCGCCGCCTCTCGGTCACGCGCAAGCATCAGCTCAACCTGCGCAAGCAGCGCCGATGATTGCTGATCGTTCGCCATAACGAAGTGTTCGCGAATGCCCGTGATCGCTTCACGCAATGCCGTCTCCCATTCTCGTCTCAGTTCCTTGATTTCTTCCGGGCCAACGCTACGCTCAAGTTCCTTCAGGAACGTGTCAAACGCGGCCTCAAAACGTGTGCGCAGAACAGCAACATCACGTTCAACCGTGTTGATACGGTCAAGGCTTTTGAATGCGTCGCGCTGGCGTTCGATCTCGACTACTAGTTCCGTCATGCCCTGCCCCAGTCATTGTAACTATACCTCACCCCGTCGGGTCAGCAAACCAATGAGACGATCAATCGACGCCGCCCGAGGGTTGGCAAACCCCGTCAACTGGTGTTCTCTGTCCAGCCTCGCGCGCTCAACGTTCAGTTGTTCTGATAGGTGACGCAGGCGGGTCGCGGAAAGCGTCTGCACAACCGCCGCCGTTTCGGTCTCGTCATGTTCGAAGGCGTTGAGCAGTTGATCGCCGGTAAGCTCCGCTGTTGCTTCAGCGTCGAAGTCCAGCAGGTCGTCACGCCTGCGTTCTGGCTCCTGAATGACGGGCTCAGGGAGCTTCTCTGCATCCTTGAGTGCGTCCTCAAGTTCCGCAACGCGCTCACGAAGCGCCTTGACCTCGCCCTCTGCTTTACCGAACGGTGGCTCCGGCGGGATTTCCGTCAC